TCAAAACCATTGAACTCTAGTATTTCTACTTGAGTTTCTTTTTCTAAATAGTTTTTTAGTTGGGTTAGACTAGACCAATCTTTGGCTAGCAAAGGGTCTTCATCAACCTGTTTAGGGGTGGGGGGTGTAGCTTCAAGGACATCGCCTATAAATTTCTTAACTATATGGTTAAGGTCAGCACGAGTTATCATGCGTTTTTTGTTATAGAACTTTTGTCCAAGGTTCATTCGTTCATCGTTCGTTAGTTCAATTGATATATTGGTCTTCATACTCGGTTTTTGATTATACGCATAGCGTGTTCTAGTTTGGCAAAGAGTTTCTCAGCTTCTGCTAATTTTTCTTTGTCACCAGTATCTAGTTTATCGTCAGCCATATCTTGTATGAATGTTTCTACAATTCTTACAGCTTCTGATATAGATGTTATTGTTTCATTTTCTTCCATGGTTCATCTTTCTTTGTAGTTTCTTTTTTAATCTTCTAACAATTCTAGAGTCTGGTGCATCTTCCAGAGCGATTTCTTCAGGCTGTTCTAATCTAAGACGAGATACGCGTTCTAAGGTTGCTGGTTGTAATGTTGACTTTTGTCTATTAATTAAGTTTTTTCTACTTGTCATAATTTACCTCTGCGTTTTAGTGCAACACGAATGCGTTGCAGCTGTTCTGGTGTAAGTGTTCCGTTTGGTTTACTTGTTGTCATATTAACTCCACTTCAATGGCGTACTGCACGCCGGACATGTAGCATGCAGTACCAAACAGGACAATTGCTAACAATTGTAAGTACAATAATTTTCTCATATCGCAGTCTCCGGATTCATTAACTTGTGTAAGTCAATGTGTTTTTTCTGCTCAGCTGTAGCATATCTACTTACCCATTGCGGTGGGTAATCTATTCCAGATGCATCAGTATTATGAGAGTCTTTATACAATTCTTTCTTTTGTATTGCACGAGTATAACCTTTAAACACATCCTGCATGTAAGGCTTGTCTTGTGTAACAAACTTTTGATAAGCCGCTGTAGCAGTCTGGTCGTATCCATTTTCAGTTTTGTACTGGTCAGGCATACATAAAGGTAAATCTTGTAATACTTCCCAGTTAGTATCTTTGTTAGCTGGAATGTTAAGTGGCAACTCCTGTAAAGCATGTATTACACTTTCTGTTTTATGCATAGCAATACCAGTTTCATCTGAAAATCGCCACCTGTATTCTTGACAAAGTGTTAAGGCATGCATCCACAACCACCAATAGTTCATTGCATCTTGTCGAACCCATATGGTTGAAGGATGATTTTCATATGCTTTTTTGTATAAATGCAACATGTCTGCTTTTTCATCGCCATCAAGCACGCGATGTGCAGTTGATAACATTTGTGCAGATTCCACAATCATTTTTGGTACAAGTTTATCTGGCAGTTCTAGTGCAGCTAGTCTTGGATCTTCGTTTACAGCAAATATATTCATATTTTTACTCCTAGTAAGTTAAGTTTAAACATAGATTCTTTTGGCACGGCAAACCATGCCCATGGTCTTACAGTGTGTCCTGAAGCTTGGGCATCAACTACAGGTTTTGTAGAATGAGTAAGCCAACGTCCTGTACCGTAACCCCAAAGGTTACCGTTGTTTCGTATGTATTGAATGTTTCGTTCAAAAACATGACGAGGTCTGTCAGGTATTATCTGTTTCCATGCGTCGTTGTAAAAACGATCAACAATAAGATTACCGGCACGTGGTGAAAAGCCAGTGACTTTACAACGAATGTAACCTTGTTGGTATTCAGCGACTAACCAGTCGCCTTCGTTAAATATTTGTTCGGCTTTTACGCCTTCAGGTAATTCATGGACACCATGTATAGTTTGAAAAGTATTACCTGTTACTTGATCTTCAACAGTGTTGGGGCCAAACAAAAAACCGTTTCTTTGATACGGCACGTTGTTTGCATCACACCATCTTGAAGTTTCATTGTTATATCGGTGTTGATTTTTGCTCATGATTTTCTCCTTCATAGTCATAAGTTTCAAGTAGTCTTGCTAAATACCATTGGGCTTTTTGCAAGTCTTCTTGTTGGTTTTTGTATTCATAACGCCATATATATTTTATGACGTTACCTTTCAAGTAGCCTTGAAATTGTCGAGTGGTCATAGAAGCTTGGATAGCTTGTATACACTCAATATCTCCAGTGTTGTAATGTGGGGGTTGATTTACATTATCCATAATTACTCCTTAATTTAGTATGCAACAAGTAGCTTGGTCGCTGGACTTAGGACGCCGACGTACCTAGAACTTGTCAACTTTTAAAGTCGGTTGTATCAACTACCTGTTGCATACGTTAATTTTTAGTTCGTAACAGTCAGCTTGGTATCTGACCCGCTTAAAATCATAAGTATAAACTTAAAGTTTCGTTGAGTATATCAACGCTTATCTTGCATCGATTTTTAGGGATTCGTCTACAGCGTACCGGATTTGCCTGCACTAGGTCCCACGAATGGTTGTATCAACTAACTGTTACGATATTTCTCTTTCAAGAAATTACGATTGGACTCTTCGTACGCCTGAAAAGTAGGATGAGCATCCATGCCGTAGGCACGACGCTCAGAGCAATTCTTCTTGTACATACGAAGAGCAAATTCTTTATATTCCGTAGTGTTCGCAAAATGTTTCATACATCTCTCCAACTATTGGTATTTCTATTTCGAACATTGTATCAATAGTTGCAGGGGTAGGTACAGTATCGGGATCATTATACATCTCGAGTTTTGCTCTATCTTTTAAGAAATCTTTAAATGTTTCGTGAAACAAAAGATGTGCAACATCTTCTGAATCTGCATCATCTTCAAGAATATAACGAAGTATTTCTGACTTTATGGTCTTTACAGAATACTTATCAAAAAATTCATTAAGATTAGATTCTAACCATGTACCATGCCATTCTTTCCATTCTTCTGCTTTACGAATTAGTCTGCTCATTTTTTTCTGCTCCACTTTTGCTCGATGGCTATTGTTATTACTTAACATTACCTTTTCCAGTCAGGTTCATGTTGTTCCCATTTACCAGAAGGTAATGTAATTGTGAAATGACCAAAGCGATGTCGTTTCTTTTGTATAGTAAACTTTTCATGGACCATAGTTTTCTTGAGCACAAAAAGCACAATAGAGGCTACAAGACCACCGACCATAGCACTCGCCATACCACTGAATGTACCATAAAAAGCAACCATCAATGTAAAAGTAATGAGCACATCAACAAAGATGTCATGACCGATAGTCTTACGACCACCAGCTTTAAGCGCTAGCAAAAGCAGACCTAGCGCGCTGAATATTCCTATAAGCAACATTGTTTCTGTTTCTCCATATAATATAAGCCATGTAACCAAATTGAATAAGTTCAATAAGAATCCATAATGCAGTTGTAACTGCAGTAACTGTTGTACTAGTCATAGTCTGTAATCCTCCAAAGGACAAATAGCACTGTTGCTGTAAATAGCAAAGTACCAAGTAATATAAGAAATGCGTGAAAAGAACTAGCTACTGCAAGTAAGCTGAACATAATCACACTACCAATGAGTACTGATATGCCGTACTCTTTCGCGTATTGTTTAATGTATTTCAATAACTTCTCCATAAGGTGCATCTGTTGCACTGTTAGTAATCCAAACAACTGGAAAATGTGGTTGATTTCCAAAATCGTTTGACTCCAAATCAGTTAAGTATATTAGGCAGGAGACACTAGGGTATTTCTCTGCCATTTCCGCAATGGCTGGTCCAAACCTTGTACCACCACGCCCGTGCATTGTGACTTTCAAAGGCATTGATTCACGAGTGAATGTCTGCTCGTCAGTCACATCTGTATCTGCTTGCATAAAGCGAACATTTTCTACATTGGCGTCAACCAACATAGATGATATCTCGCTTAGATCTTGGTTGAGTTCTTCATCAGTACGAGAAGCAGAAGTGTCAACAATGACACCAATCTCTTCAATACATGGTGAATACAAACTAGGCAGATACAAACCGTTAGCAACAAACCTACGATTAGGTTTTTGCCAGCTGTAATCTGATTTGTTATTACTCTTCAAGAAGCGTGCAAGCTTTTGTTTCCAATTGACTTTTGGTGACACAATGTCATCGACAAGCTTAGACAAGCTACCGGGTAGCTTACCTTGTGCTTTAGCAGTTTCAGCGGCTTGCTGTACTGCAACACGCATATCTGCTTCGTGTTTACTTTGTGAACCACTGTCGGTCAAAGATGGATTGGGTTGTACACAAGTACCGTCAAAGTCAGACAGTCCAGACAATGCTTCTGCACCACCATTCTGTTGTAGGGTGGTGTAAATTTCATCTGCAGTCATATCACGATACTTTTCATCAAGCAGTCCACCTTCGGGCAATATCATGCCAGCATCGGTGACAACTAGATTGATTACGTAGTCGCCAGCCACATTCCAAAGAAATGGGTCACGCTCGTTAAGACGAAGTACATGCATGTAAACGCAGTGCATAACTTCGTGAGCAAGTAAACCAACTCTTTGCTCAGCAGTTTGCTTGAGAAAAAACTTTGGGTTGATCAGTAGCTTTTCGCCGTTTGTAGCGGCTGTCTCAATGTCTTCGGTAAACTCTGCCCCCAGTCGAAGGCAGAGCGTACCGAAGAACGGTTGTTTCAACAACAACGATGATCGAGCTCGAGTAAAAGCTGTTTTAATATCTTCCATTAGTCATCATCTCCTAGTAATGTTGAACCAAGAATCACAGCGTTAAAATCGCCAGCATGTTGTTCGACAAAGCCTTTGTCTTGAACTGCTTTTGCTTTACGCTCTGTTTTCTTGTGAATAGTGACCATTTTATCTGGGTCAACTTTTTGCACCATAGATGCCAAAGCACCACCGGGCCATGCTTTCAATGCTTGATTAAGCGTTTGAAAACGAAGCAACATCTTAGCAAACTTAGCAATCTCATTTTGCTTCTCGATGTCATACATGTGTCTTGCTTTAGATATCTCAAGAGCTTTGAGAACTGCTTCGTCTTGAGGTGCTTTGTAAAGATTAAATGCTAGTTGAGTTCGATAAGAACTACCTTTTAGCAATGGTTGCTCTACTGAAAGAGGCATGTTTGCATTGTGAAGCTCTGGTGTATCAATTACACACTCATACTCTTTCACCAAGTTTTGCAACTCCCAAGGTAGGTCATCATAATCAGCTGGTCTATCCGTTTGGTCATAGCATTTTGTTTCGAACTGTACATTCAATTCATTATCGTTGATAAAGAATGAGTCGTCACTGTCTTGACTTAGGTCAAAGAACTCTACATCATCAAGCTTTGCAGCTTCTTTGATTCTGTCAATAATAGGTTTGACATGAGTGTCATAGATAGCATCGCCAAGAGACGCAGGGTACTCTGGTTTTGGTTTAGTACTTTGATAGCTCTTTTCATACTCTTTGCAGAGGTCTACTGTGAGCTTGTTTGACATACGAACTGTAGCCATAATTTTCTCCGTTGTTACAATACAACATCTGAATTATCTGAAATCCAGCTTTGTATCGTAGGTTGTTGAAATAACGCTCTGTCAATTGCAATAATGCTTTTGACTAGAACGACCTGAAACTCAGTAGGTATCTTCTTACCAAGTTTCATAATGTTTTCTAGAGTAGATTCTTTTGCTCTAGAAGCCACTGCACCTGTAAGTGCATACAATACCGCCGGGTCCTCCGATGGCATATATGAACTAGGATTAGCAATCAAGTTGTCAATGTTTGGCAACTTGTCTGCAATTTTTGCAAACGCAAGAAATTCTCCAGCAGGACCAGTGCCTACAGCACCAGAAATACCAAAGAACAATCTTGAATCATCCATGTTATCTGTCAGTCGCAAACGCTTGTCGACAAATGACCAGCTTCGAGGAGTAGGAAAAGCATACTCATCAGCTTTGAAACTGTATAGAAGGTTAGGACGATAACGCATAAAGGAAACCAAAGTAGTATTTACTTTGTTCTTTATCGCCCACTCGCACCAAGCGTCCAAGCTAGGTTCGAGCTCGTAATGCATCAGTCTGTTTCTTACAGGTGAGGGCATTTGGTAGACTGAGGCACCGTCTGTTAGACGATTACCTGCAGCAAGACATGACCAACCATCAGGCATTTTGTAGTTACCAACCTGACGAGTTAGTAGAAGTTGTAGAAACGCATTCTGTGTAGCAGGTGGTGCCGTTGGTAGTTCGTCAATCATGAACAAACCACGAGGGCCATGCGTTTCTTCGGTAGGAAAAATATCTGGTGGAGCCCACGAGGTCATCGCACCATATGTGTCGTTGTCAATGACTCGTGGTATACCACGAACATCGACAGGGTCGAATAGATTGGCACGAAAGTCTAGTAACGGTATGTTAAGTTCATCAGCCACTTGTTGTGGAATCTCTGATTTACCGATACCGGGTCCGCCCCATATCATAGTGTTAAGTCCAATACGCATGTTATCGCGTATCTCCTGTTTGAGATCCGTTGCTGTAACGGTCTGCATAGTTGTTGTATCTGACATAGTACTCCTCTTATCAAATAGTTATAGTTCAACGGGCTCAATGTCACGAACCTTTACTTGGTCGTTTCGTATCATTTCGCCCAACCTTTCAATTGCAAGCTTTTTGTAATCAACTTGTTCATCCACTGGAAAGGGAGCATTGAACTCCACCACAATGGTATTATGTGAAAAAGCATCTACAAAAGTAGCTCGAAATAATCTTGTTTTCATAGAATCTCCTGATTTATTGAATACACCAAAAAAGCTGGGATACATATTTTGTATAAATTTCATAGTTTTGACTAGTTTGTACAGAACTGACAAACGAGGGTACAAATCTTAGATTTGTACCGAGAAACAGCTCTGAATATTAAATTAACTTCCTTATGGGATTGTGGGATACGCCCGTCGTGGGGCGTATCCACAATCAAAAATAACCTACTTAGGCACACTGTGCGAAGGTACAAACCGCCGAAGGCATCCGACGGCACGCACGCAGTGCGGTGCCCAAAGGATGGCCGGAGGCGTCTTTCCGATGTAGACGAACACGCAGTGTTCGGCGGGGCATCGGAAAGATTTAGTTTGTACGAGCACACACGCACACCAAGCACATAATTAAGAATTGGCACATCATAAGAAAAAATTTTGGGTTTTAAAAAATAAAAGGAGCTAGGGCTGGCGATTGTTTAACTTTCTTGGGAGACACCAGCCCTAGCAAATGAGGTAGGGAAATATATGAAAAACCTACCACCAAGAAGAATAGTAGACTTCTTTACCTTCTTGTATCCATTTCAGAGCTTTGTCACAAAACTCTAGATCTTGTTCTTTGTACTGTTTCATAGCATCTTCTTGAAACTGATGTCCCCAGAACATGCCGTCAGCACAAAAAGGTAACTCGCCTTTCTCTACAAAGTTACGAATTACTTTTATATCCGTTACATCTAATTGCACATTCACACAATTAAACTCAGGTAATACTGTGCCAATACTTGCAGTCAGACCACGATAAAGAAAAGCACGGTCTTCTTGGTCTTCTGGAACATAAAGGGTTTCATTTTCTTTGTTAGGCACAGGCGTACCTTCATATGTTTTACAGAACCAAATTGTCTGCATAAGATTATGTAGTCTTGAATGCTTACGCCAATCAAACTCAGCATTAATCTGAAGTTCTTCTTCTTTGATAGGCACTACATTGCCTTCCGGTTTTGGTTGAGGTTCGGCCCAACCAGCCATCATATCTAAACCCATAGGATTCTCCTTATATTAATTAATGCGAGTCTTGAAGAGCATTTCAGGCAGTTCATGAACAAGAACCGTTCGGCTCACTCTTCAAGACTCGACTTTATTAACAATTAAGAGCCGAATTCTGTGCCTAGCTAGGACGAATCGTTCAAACAATGATAAGACTAGCTAGGACTTGTGTAAGTCCGCAACTTTAAAGTCAGTCCCGACAGCGACTTACGATACCGTCGGGGTAGACCGTTGTACGCTTACGCGTCGTCCACAATGCTTTGCATGTGAGCGACAGTTTCAGCGTTGAGTTTTCTGATTGTTTTACCAGAAGTGTCAGCTTGCTTTTTGAAGTTGTACTCAGCAAGCCTTTGTTGTCTGTCCATGACTTGAGCTTCAACTCTGTCTTTCTGGATAGCAACATTCTTCAAGTTGCCAAACTCTTGGTCAACAGCTTTCAAAGCGTCAGTCAATAACCTTGCCTTACGACCAAGGTCAAACATCTTCGCTTCACGCTCGTACACCCAGTCAGGCAAATCTTCTTGAGAAGCGAGGTTTTGCACAGTATCAAAGTACTCATAAGTAATGCTCGCAAACTCAGACCATGTTTTGGTACAACGACCAAGCAATGACAAGCCAGTTGTTTCTGGGTCAACGCCAAGCTCAATTCTTGTACCGTCAACGATACGTTGAACATGTGCTTGGTAAGTTTCTTGTTGTTGCTCAATAGTCATTATCTCACCGTTAGGTAATTTAATTTCCTTGAAAGTCATTGCTGTACCGAACTTCTTGTCAAAGATGTCCATAATAGCTTGCACAATTTCAGGCTTGTAAGTTGGTTGACCGTTATCAGTCAAATTGAACTTACGATGCCACCAATCGGCGATGACTACACTAGCTTTCACAGAACGCTGTTCTGCACCTTCAGAATCTGCAATGGTGTCTTCTGTGTAGTCACTCATTTCAGATTTAGTTTTAGGCAAGAGTTCTTTAGTTTCTTGCTCACTTGGGTCAAATTCACTCATATTTTTTGCTCCTAATATGTAAAGTGATTAATAAAACGCATTTACTTACATAAATGCACCTATCCAACTGGCTCATATATTTGAACCAGCTTGAATTCTTTGTAACTGCTCGGGTTTATACTTCCTATAAGGACTAACTACCTTGCCATACAACTCAGGCTCATAAACTACGAACTGAGTTCCTATAATCTTGACGATTGTGCCGTAGATAGATTGTCCTTTGACTTGTACATCGTCGCCAATGCACAAGCCAGTTTGTTTCATAAACGCCTTGTTAAAGTTAATAACAGCTTTTTCTTCTTCAGTCATGATATCTCCTTAATCTTTGCAGGTGGTAAATCAGCCATACACCTAGCTAAGTACAGGGGGTCTTCGTAGGTGTATGGCTTGTCGTCGAATAAATCATCAACATTAGTCAATGTACAACGACCAAGATAACTGCCGTCACAAACTCGGTTTTCATTACCGACTGGTGCCGTGTAATGGCCGTGTTTGTCACGAGTGCCTTTGGCTTTTCTGCCATAGCTTCTTCGCTTTTTAAACTCTAGCAAAGGGTAGACGAGTATAAAGTTAGTCATGAGATTCTCCTATATTATTACTTTCCCCATGTCGAGAAGAACACAGAATGTGTTCTTGCTCAACAAGGTATTCGCCAGCACGCTGTAAGCAAATGGGAAACATTGTTCGCCAAACTCCTCTGTCTTGCACATGAGTAAATGTAACGCCTTGTTTTACATATTGGAGGAGTTTGGCACGCATGCTAGCGTTCATTGGGTCAAGAAAAGATTCGATAATCAGGTTGGTCATAAGACCAATGTTCCAATCGTTGTCGGTAAGGGGAGGATTCTTACCGACAAACTTAGATCCGCTTTGCCACGGTCGACTGTACACTCTTCGGTCGAAAGAGCCCGACTTCCAAGTTTGGTACGCGTGCTCGACGCTCACGTACCATTTCTTGTCCCACCAGAATGGTCGATAGCAAAGATTGCTCAACCATTCATGTTCTCTGGTGCCATACCATATATTGATGTGTCTACTGCTCATTGTTCTCTCCGAAAGGTGTGTAAATGTTTTGAAAGCCGTCATAACCTGCTTTGTTGAAGACTGCACGATATGCTTTGATTAAAGGTATATCGCAGACAGCTACGAGCGGTGCACGTATGAAGCCATTGTGATACCAAAGCATGTCATCCTTGTGCTTGGTTTCATCGCCGTTTTCTGTAAAGCCAACGACAATGTCATGTTCAAGCAACGCATCCAACATGCCTTCATTCTCCGAATAGTCTTTGATAAAGGTCAAAGGCAAGGGCCCTTTAACACCGTTAATGCCTTCTCTTGTTAAGCATCGGTCAGGGTTCGCAATGTTGTAAACGCCTACATCGTGACAGAAATCGTCCCATTGTTCAGGCAGGTTACAAGTTGCTATGGCTATGGGCTCGTGCTCATAGCTGGTGCCTTCTGCACCGATTAGTTGTAGACAAGCGAGAGGTGGGTCCATGTAAGGTCTTATGGATACTTCGCATTCCCAATCTTTAAATATCATTCTGCTCATGTTTTTATTCTCCTAAAAGTTAAGTTATATCGTTCTTCTCCGCCATTCTTGACTGAGTGCCAATTGTCTCGCCACCATTGACCGCTAGCGAGTATGCAATCTAAGTCAGTCAATGTTACGCAAGTGCCAAATGCATTTCTGCTTTTGTCATTGTAATTAAAGTCAGCCATGCCACCGATAGATACCGAGAGTATGCTACCTTCAAGGCAATCTTCATCGTCTTGATGTGGTGCAAGAGTATTCCAAGGTGCGTACTTGTTTATCAAGCAGTGGTTCCACTCGTTGGTAAGACCGTACGGTATCTCGTTCGCATGGTTGATTATGTTGTAGATTGGATTGAGCCAGTGTGGGTCTTTCCAATCTTCGTTGTAATGCGACTTACCGTAGTAAGGATAGTCAACGCCTTGAGCAATAGATGCCACCCAACGTGACCATTCCCAGTCATATTTGACTGTGCTCAAGCCTAGTCTAAGATCAGCGATATCATCTTCGTAGAATTGCCAACCGCTACGAAAATCTTTCAGATTAAAGATCATCATAGTAATCCTCCGTAGCTTTTGAAGGTGTGTAAGCATCTTCAGTCCAACGTTTACGCCATTTCACGAACTCTTTAGGTGTGAGTTTAAAGACTTCGTAGCCCATCATCATTACGCCTGTAATGTACCCTGCTATAAATAGCACGGCTCCTGTGATTAATAGTTCCATTCGTTCCTCCGTATATATTTATTAATCTTCATTCTATTTTCCCCATCGGATAACATGCCCGAAGGGCATATTGCATAGGTATTCGTGGTACACCGTGGTACACCCTAACCTACTGATTTCATTGAGCTTTCAGCTTGGGGTGTACCACCACGCAAAATCAGCTGGTACACCGGAAAGCCCCGCGTTAGCTGCGGTTCGTGGAAGGTGTACCATTTGTACCGGTTATTTAACGAATCGAACAACGATTCTATAACCACGGTCCACGGTCTATTTCTAAAGCTAACGCAAATCCTGTGGTACACTCGGTACACTTCGTGCTTTCCGCGATGAAAGCCAATTAGGATTTGGTCTGCAGGTGTACCGCACATTCGTGTTTCAGGTGGTACACTGCTGGTACACCCGGTACACCTTGGACCGTTGAGATTCGTTCTAGGACGCACACCGACGGTCCTAGAACGCTCCATCACTGACGTGATGATAGTAGTGATTGAGGCTGATGATAGTAGTTGTTGCACAACGTTCTCCTTGGGGGTGCTGTTTTTAAAAAAAAGCGAAGCCCCGAAGGGCTCCGCTCCAAGATTATGCTTGTTCTTTGTTAGCATAATGTTTGTTGATTACAGCTTGGCGTTCTCGAGCTTGCTCAAGATTTTCTTGCTGTATCGTTCTTGCTTGTTGATGGGTCTTTTTCGCAAATCGCCAAGCTTTTTTGGTGTTGCTTGGGATATGAGAAAGAAGACTGTAGCAAACAGCCAGCCCCCTTGCGAGGACTGGTCTTTTATGATTGAAGTTACTCATCGGCAAAGTCATCTTTGGCTACATCTTTCTGGCTGTTAGCCTTACCAGTCTTCTTTTTCAGAAGTTTTGATTTAGAGGATGCTGTATCGCTGTCCGGATTACCGCAGGATATGAAAAGAGTGTATCTCTCTCCAGTTAGTCGGTTTTGGATTTTGAGATGCGATACTGCATTCTCTTTGTTGATGTGTAGCGTTGCTCGTAAGTGGCTAGCTTTTTCATCAGTGACGCCATCTTCAGTCAGATATGAAACGAAGGGCGTGAATTTGCAATCGAGAGGAATGCTACGAGAGCCGTCATCGTTTGCGAAGTACTTAATTTGCAGAGAGTCTGCATCCTTAAGCTTAGGATTCACTAGAATGTTAATGCCTTCTAGTGCTGGCATGTATAGAAGTTTACTCATGTGTAAGTATCTCCGGTTCGGCGTTTGCTTTTGCGAGGTGCCTTTTAACCTTCTACTTTCCCCATAAGATAAAGCCGACAAGGGAGGCTTTTCTGACAAGGTTCCAATGCGTAAAAAATGTAAAACAAGGTTCCAAATTGCGAATCGGGAGAGGGGTGTCGTTGGCATGATAGTAAGGGACCCTGCATGAGCGATATAGAAAAAAATTTTACTAAAAAAATTTTCTAGCAAAAATTTATGCTACAGTTAGCAAGCATGAGTACTAGGAAATGTACTTCTTGCAAAAAGGAGTTTCCTTTAAAGGATTTTGGAATTCGAAATGATCGTGGCACAGTCTATTCAAGAAAGTGTAGACCTTGTGTTGACATTGCACGACGAAAAGCCGCTAGTGCAACACCACAAACATACCTAACCCGCCTTTTTGGCCAACTTAAACATGCGAGGACTAAAAAAGAAAAAGTAAAAGTTGGTTGGGATATTGAATTAGAAGATGTTTTAGAACTATGGGATAAGCAAGAAGGTAAGTGCGCATTGACTGGATTGTTTATGACTTATCATAAAGACGGTGCTGGTAAAAAAGAGTTGAATGCCTCTATTGATCGAATAGATCCAGATATTGAGTATTTAGTCACCAATATTCAGTTAGTTTGCAGTAGGGCAAATACGATGAAACACACATTAAGAGAAGATGAGCTTTATTGGTGGGCTAAAAATATAGTAGAATTCAAAGAAAATGACTGATAAAGACCAAAATTTTGAACAAGAAAGGGCCGAGCTTCAGTCTCATTATCCCTATGTCGATGTCAAACTCAATGAGCTAAGTGTTCAAGAAGAACGCCTCATTCTTTTTCATCTCCGTGGCATGTCAAAAGCTGCAGCGGGACGCGCGGCTGGATATAGGGATAATGAGCATGTCTATAAAGTATTTAAGAAACCAGCAGTACAAAAAATGGTTGCTAAGATGCGCGAAGAATTCAAAGAAGAGATTAAATTTGATAAACAAACAGCGACAAGTATGTACTTGGAAGCGCACCGTAAATCTGTAACAGCAACAGAAGAGAAAGTTATCACCGATTCATTGTGCAAGCTCCACGGTCTATTTGCTCCAGAGCATGCTACACAAATCAACATCAATCTGGATAGAACTGTAGAGCAACTAGAGAAACTACCAGATTCTGAATTACTTAAGATAGCGGGAACTGATAACCAATATCTTATGCCTAAAAAGAATGGAGAAAAGAAAGATTAAATACATTCACGTTAACCAACATAAGATAAGGGCTAACTTAAAACATGGTACGAATGAGCCAGTTATAACTGTGAAAGAAGGTAAGAATAATATCTATTGTCACGAAGTAACTATAAAAGGTGATTCTACTGTTCGCTATGGTGGTACAGATAAACCTATTCTACCTTGTGGAGCTAGAGTAGTTATTGAAACTGAAGCAGAACTAGAGATTGATGGAAATAAACAAGGTTGAATGCGTAACGTGTAAAGCGTTGCATCCAGATACACTGTATCCCAGTGATGATCAGATTTGTGTGTACTGCAAAGCCGACGAAGCAGAACGTATTGAAGAACCCACAACTGAAGAAGCTGTACAAGAGCCGACACCTGAAGAAACTGCACAATTAAAAGCCCAGAAAGAACTTGCGTTGCGTGCATTATCACGTAAGCATTTGTTACCGTTCGTAGAACGTTTTAATCCAGACTATTTAGCAGGTTGGGTACACAAGGATATATGTCTACGGTTGGAACAGTTCAGCCAAGATGTAAATGACAAGAAGTCACCCAGACTTATGTTGTTTATGCCACCCCGACATGGTAAATCTACTTTGGCTTCTGTTGCGTTTCCAGCTTGGCATTTGGGCAAGAACCCGGAACATGAGTTTATTAGTTGTTCGTACTCTGGATCGTTGGCCATGAACTTTAGTCGTAAGGTTCGTCATCAACTGAGAGAACCTAATTTTAAGAATGTCTTTTCCGGTGTATCGCTCGACCCTAGTTCGCAGTCCGTAGAATCATGGAATACAACCAAGGGCGGTGGTTATGTAGCAGCGGGTGTTGGTGGTGGTATTACCGGTAAAGGAGCGCACGTACTCGTCATCGATGATCCAGTAAAGAACAGAGAGGACGCGGAATCCGAATACAATCGGGATGCGGTCTGGGACTGGTATACATCTACTGCGTATACACGACTCGCTCCGGGTGGTGGTGTACTCGTAATTCTTACACGATGGCACGATGACGATTTGGCTGGTAGGTTACTACAAGCGGCAGCCGCGGGCGCGGATCAGTGGGAAGTTGTTAAGTATCCAGCTCTCGCCGAGAAGAACGAAGAGTTTAGAGAAAAGGGCGACGCGCTTCACCCAGAGAGGTATAGCGCAGAAGCTCTGACCCAGATTCAAAGAGCGGTAGGTCCACGAGACTGGTCAGCGCTGTATCAACAAAACCCAGTATCGGACGAAGGTGAGTACTTTAATCGAGAAATGATTAGGTATTACGACGAAAATGAAGTAGACTTTGACAGATTACGGTTCTATTGCGCATGGGATTTAGCGATTGGTCAACGAGAACGTAACGATTACTCTGTAGGAGTAGTCGTAGGCGTTGATGAATACGATAATTTATACGTGGTAGATTGTGTAAGAGGGAAGTACGACGGTTTTGAACTTGTTGAACAAATACTGGATCTCTTCGAGACGTGGCGACCACATGTTGTCGGTATTGAGAAGGGTCACATAGAGATGGCATTAGGTCCGTTTCTACAAAAACGTGTTCGAGAACGTGGACTTAATGAAGCTTACTTTAAAGATTTGAAAGTAGGTAGACGAGATAAGGAAGCGAGAGCTAGAGCAATACAGGGTAGAATGCAACAAGGCATGGTATACTTTCCGAAAGATCCGGTATGGGTTGGTCCGCTGATTGCGGAACTTTTGCGTTTTCCAAACGGGGTACATGATGACCAAGTGGATGCGTTAGCATGGATAGGATTGATGATGACAGAATTCGCTACTTTTGTAGAGAAGATAGAACCTGAACCATCTTGGCGAGATAAGCTTAAGCATCTAGTCAAGGGTGATAAACATAAATCAGCTATGAGTTCTTAATGGATTACAGCAAAAAGAAGAAAAAGTTAAGTAAAGAAGAAGAGCATTTAATAGCAACTAATCAGTTTGAGCGTTACGAACGTGCGCGCGACAATGGCCACCTCGACTATATCGAGACTGCTAAAAAATGTGATGCTTTCTACCGTGGTAACCAATGGGATCCAGCTGATGTAGCAACATTAGATGATGAAGGGCGTCCTGCTCTTACAATTAATACAATACTTCCTACTGTTAACGCTGTGTTAGGCGAGCAAAGAACTCGAAGGGCAGATATTAATTTCAAACCAAAAGGCAGCGGTACACAAGAAGTTGCTGATGTATTAAATAAATTATATTTACAAATAGCCGACAATAATAAAATGGACTGGCTAGAATCTACCGTTTTTGCTGATGGTCTTATCCAAGACCGAGGCTACTTTGATGTAAGAATAGATTTTACGGATCATATCCAAGGAGAAGTGCGTATAAGTACCAAGGATCCGTTAGATATTCTGATTGACCCTGACGCCAAGGAGTATGATCCCAAAACTTGGAACGAAATATTCGAGACCAAGTGGATGAGTTTAGATGAATTAGAAGAACAATATGGAGCAGAAAAAGCTGATAGATTAAGAGTAGCTGCAGAATACGGTAATACTATGGGGCAAGACTCTGTAGAGTATGAAGAAACACGTTATGGTGATACGTACACCGGTGTAGAGTACAACCAAGGCAATACAACTAACCCAGAAGAAAACAG